TACAAGAGTGGCGTTCTTTCCGTTGGGATTCTATTGTTTCTTATCAATAAATGATTAGAACGATATTTGTTAAAATTTGTATTGTGGTGATATATATTATTTCCGCAATACTTTTTATTGGAGTTTGTAAATGAGCAAGAGTTTATTCATTAAAATCTTTTTAGGACTTGTAGCTTTAGCTTTTATGTTTGGAGTAGTGCTTCCCGCCTTATTCTCGGCTAAAAGCTATATTGCTTTGTTCTTAGGATTGGTTTTGGTTTTAGGTGGTTTAGCGATTTCCGTTTGGAACTTGTTATCGTATTTTGATATTAGAAAATAAGGAATAATTATGCGTAAATTAAAAATGACTTTGGTTGCTGGTGCGTTGTTGGCTTTAAGTGCGTGTTCTAAAGTTCCCGCTGGTAATGTTGGTGTTAAGTTTGACTTATACGGTGGCGATAAAGGCGTTACGGGCGAAGTAGTCGGTCCAGGTAAATATTGGTTAGGTATGAACGAAGAATTATACTTATTCCCTACCTTTGCACAAACCGCTGTTTGGAGTAAGGTAGCGGGTGGTGTAGATGAGTCTATTACTTTCCAAGACCGTGAAGGCACGCAAATCAACGCTGACGTAGGTATTACTTACGCTATTAGAGCAGATAAAGCCGATACCGTGTTCCAGAAGTATCGTAAGGGTATTGACGAAATTACCGATATTTACATTCGTAACATGGTTCGTGACGCTATCAATAGCGAAACCTCTACTATGGATGTAGCTGAAATTTACGGTGCGGGTAAAGAACCTTTAATGGCTAAGGTTACCCAACGTGTACAAAAAGAAGTTGGCGATATTGGTATTGTAGTTGAGAAAATCTCTTGGATCGGTGCTATGCGCTTACCTCCAACTATTACCTCTGCTATCAATAGTAAAATCGAAGCTACTCAGAAAGCGCAACAACGTGAAAACGAGTTACAAACCGCTAAAGCTCAAGCTGAAATTGAACGTGAAAAAGCCCGTGGCGAAGCCGATGCTAAGTTAATTTCCGCTAAAGGCGAAGCCGACGCTAACCGTTTGGTTCAAGCTAGTTTGACTACCGAGTTAGTAGAATACACTAAAGCCCAACGTTGGAACGGTCAACTTCCTCAAGTAACTGGTTCCACTATGCCTATGATCAACATTAAGTAAGAAAGCGATATAAATTATGATTACAATTACTCCAGACGACCGTAAAAAAATCAAAGCTGCTATGTCCGAAATTAGCAACTCCTTTGTTCGTGTAGAAGCTGAACGTGACTTGATTAAAGAGATTGTAGATGACTTACACAAGTCTCATCAAATCCCTAAGAAAACGCTAAATAAAATAGCGAGAACCTACCATAAACAAAGTCTGATGCAAGACCTACAAGACCATGAAGAGTTTGTAGAATTGTACGACTCAATCGTTAAAGAATAAAAATGAAACAATCTAGAGCCGACTTCATGCAAGAGAGGGTTTACCCTTTATTGACTACCGCCCCGAAAGGGGTGTATGTGACTTTTACCAAAAAGACCACGAACGGCACTAGATACATGCTTTGTACGCTCAACGACCTACTCATTCCACTCTACGCAAAGCCCAAAGGTACTGGGGCTGGAGGTCCGCCAGATATTGTTCGTGTATTCGACTTACAATATAACGGGTGGCGTTCCTTCAGTTGGGGTGCGATTCAACATTTCAAAGAAAAAAAATAGTCTTTACTTACAAGCTTAAGTATAGTATAATTACTATATAACTTGGAGGTAATACCTATGTCAGACAAAAGAGAAGCTACTATCGAAAAGACTCAACGCATAATCAAAGGCGTTGAGCGTACTATTCGCCCTGAAAACTATAAGGCGGATCTTATTTCAGCCCTCAATTACTATAATATCAATAATACCGACTTAGACAAAAAGAAGTGGTTTATTAGTCATGTAGCTAAAACCGATAAGCGTTCTGCTGCGGGTTTATTGAAAATTGATGAACGCCATTTCCGTCATGCTGGTATATTAGCCCGATTAATTGAGTTAGGAAATTCCCTTCAAACTACTGAACAAGCCAAGTTTGACGATATGAGTAAAGAGCTTATCGCTCGAATTACTGCCCCAACTCCAGTAAAGCCTAAATCTACTTTAACCGTTGCTGCTCCTGTAGTAAACGTTCAAGAACGAATTGAAGCTCTAGCTCACCTTCACGGTGCTGAGTTTGATAACGCTATTGATGAGTTCTGCGCTTTGAAGGCTTCTGATTTTTCAGCTAAGAATTATCTATTATCCAATAATGTATCTGCTCCTGTAGCTAAACATATTGCTTCCTTTTACACCGCTTTAATTAAAGAATTGACTGATGCTGTAGCGGGTAAAGATTCTCAGTTGAATGAGGGTTATCGTAACTTCAATAAACGACAACTCAAGGCTTTATTAGCTTTTGTGTCTGGTATTGTAGCTGAATGTAGCCAACAAGTGGTAACCGCTAAAGCTCAAAAGGTAGTAACCAAAAAAGCTCAAACGCCAGCTAAGTTAGTAGCCAAGATGAATTATATGCGTGTGTTTGATGATTTGAAACTTAAATCAGTACCATCTACACGTATTGTAGATTCTACTGAGGTTTGGGTATATAATACTAAGAACCGTAAGATTCAAGTTTATCGCTCTGAAAAGGGTAGCCGACTTACCGCTAAGAACTCGTCTATTGTAGGCTTTGATATTAAAACATCAACTCAATATACTATTCGTAACCCTGAAGCGTATTTTAAGTTCAATGTAACTTCTAAGCGTGAGTTAGGCGATTCTATTAAGAATATTACAACTAAGGCTTCAACGCCCAACGGTCGAGTATCAGAAGATTGTATTATCTTAGGTGCTTTTTAATTACGATATAAGTATCGTATATGAAACTATATAAACTAACTTATTGAAAGTACAAATCAAATGATATTAGCAGATTACAGTCAAGTCGCCCTAGCGTCTATCCTCTCTTTTAAACGAGAGTTACAAGGTACAGAAAGCGAAGTTAAAAATCTAATCCGTCACTCTATTTTGGCTACCTTAAAGTCTTACAAAAAGAAATACGGTAAAGAATATGGAGAGTTGGTTATTTGTTGCGACGGTAGAAAATACTGGCGTAAAGAAGTATTTGAACATTATAAAGCGGGTCGTAAAAAGACTAGAGACCAATCTGATTTAGATTGGAAGTTAATCTTTGATACGCTTTCTGAAATTCGGGATGACCTACAAGCTCACTTCCCGTATAAGGTTATTCACATTAATGAGGCTGAGGCTGATGATGTAATTGCGGTATTGGCTAAGTGGACTCAAGAAAACGATTTAATTCAAGTAGGCTTAGAAAGCGAACCCCAAAAGGTTATTATCCTTTCTTCAGATGCTGACTTTATTCAACTTCAAAAGTTCGGTAACGTTGATCAATACTCGCCTTATATGAAAAAGCGTTTAACGGCTAACAAAGCTCAGTTACACGAAAAGTTTATCACCCATGTGGTTAAAGCGGGTGATGATGGTATTCCTAATATTTTGTCTCCTGACGATGTATTTGTAAAGGGTGAACGTCAAAAGCCTATCACCGCTAAACGATTAGCCGAGTTTATGGAAAAGGGTTACGCAGCTTGTCAAAATGATGACGAAAGACGTAACTGGGATCGAAATGTTAGGCTTATTGATTTTGAATATATACCTGTAGAGGTCAGTACAAAGATTGTTGAAACTTATGTCAACTACACCGTAAAAGGCGATAAACAAGCTATATTTAATTATCTAGTAGAAAATCGCTGTCGCTTACTTCTTAGCGAGTTGGAAGACTTCTAAGAAAACTAAAGGAAAAACATGGCAAAATATATTACCGAAGTATTAAAAGAAATCAACGATAACCCCGAGTTGATTGCTAAACATATGGCTAACGCTGGGTTGCGTATTGTATATGAATACGCTTATGATCCAGCGAAGAAGTTTATTCTACCCGAAGGAGTACCGCCTTATAAGCGGGACGAAGCTCCTATTGGTATGACCCCAGGAAACGTTCACCAAGAGTTTAGACGTTTCTACGTGTTTTGTAGAGCTGATTTACCCGCTTTGAAACGTGAGTCTATCTTTATTAGTTTACTTGAGAATATCCACCCCTCCGAAGCGGATATGATGTTAGCTATTAAAGACCAAGACCTTACACGCCTTTACCC